TTTGACAAGATAAATCCCTTGTCCGTTTCTTCCAGTAATGGTGCGCGATAAGTCATCGGATTGTCTGAATTGAAGGTTTATTGGAATGGATAAAAAGAAAAAGCCTGCCAAGATGGCAGGCTTTCAAGTCGTTACAAGTAACGCTTATCAATGCAAGCGTAGGCAGTACCCACGAAAGCGTCTTCTGAATAGCTAACTAATTGATGCGTTGACGCGAGAGCTTTGCATCGTTCTGCGGCTCGCTCATTCATTAACGCTTGGACTGGTGCGAACAATCCAACGCCGATAGCAGTACCGGCAAGCACACAAGTAAAAGAGGAGAACATTACTTGCTAGCCTCAGCAGCTTCTTCGATCTTGCGAATCGCTTCCGTTGCGTATTGGATGATCTCAGTCAAGTGATCTTTGCCGTCATCATTCCAGCGTTCTGCTGAGATGTAGTCGAGAATCCCTGACCTTAAGGCTGCCTTGCCGATACTCCTTAATTCGACTTTGCCTGACTCATTTCGCGCTTCGATTTCGAAGGCGCGAAGAGAGAGACGACTCCCTGACACGTTGAACGTGTGAGTGATGATGTGTTCCATTGTGGTGTTTAAGAGTGTTTAAGGATGGTCTTGGTGTTTTGACTGACAGTCAAGCTGTAAACTTCAAACGTTCTGAACGAGCGCACGGCACAGCGTAGGATCGCACGGACAGCATGAGCCATCCTGCGAATGACTATCAGTTAGGTTGTCAAGTTTCGGAGAAGTGGTTTATCCCTTCCTTCTCTCCTGTATTATAGCAATAAATGATCAAGTAATACGTGATCAATACGAAAGAAAACATTAAGCTTAAGTAGTACAAAATAGTACACTTCGCAAGCTTCCCAACTGTACTGTAGTACGTACTATAGTACGGGGGTAGGGTAGCAAATGCTACAGTACGTATGTACTGGGCCATACAACTTAAATATATTCTCGATAACTAGCATTCATGTACTAAAAAAGCCCTCCAATTACGGAAGGCTTGTTGTTTCTGCCGGTTGCTTGGAGCGTCAGGATGTTTTGTCTTCAATTTTGATAGTCAGGTCAGGCGCTTGAATATTGACGACTTCAGTGGATTCACCGATAACACGTCCAATGGAATCAAGAACCTGGCTGGCAGTTTGTAATTGACCTTTTTTAAGAGCCTGATGAAAAAGTTTAGTCCGCATGTGTTGAAGACGTGCGAGCATATTTTCTCGATCTTCTTTCCAGTCTTCATCAACGAGTTGTTTTACCTCACGCCAATCACGCCAAGCAGTAGGAATACTGACCTGTTCTTTTTCAGCATGATCGTAAACGAGTGCTCTAGCCGATAGCCCATCAAGCTGCCGACGATAAAGCCGTCTCAGGCGATGCTCTTTAGCTTGCGTGGTGCGTTCGGTATGAGACACGTATAGATAAATGATTTTCCCAATGATAACCCCATAGGGAGCCGTGTGACCGGGGGGCAGGGGTCAAGAAACTATGTATTGTGATAGACATGAGTCAAAAATCCGAACCTATTCAACTTCGATGGGCGCAAGGCGAAGTTTTTTCATGTGAGAAACGATTTCGAGTATTAGTTGCGGGTCGCCGCTTTGGCAAATCGTATTTGTCATGCGTTGAGTTGTTGCGTGGAGCGATCAACCGTCCTGGGGAGACATTTTTTTATTGTGCGCCAACGTATCGAATGGCAAAAGACATTGCGTGGCGAGTTTTAAAGAAGCTTGTACCAAAGGTATGGATCAAAAGCAAGAACGAAACTGATTTAAGGATTGAACTAATCAACGGTTCAATGATCGAATTAAAAGGAACAGAGAATGCGATGGCATTAAGGGGTCGAAGTTTAAGCGGTGTGGTGTTAGATGAGGCAGCATTTATGGATTCAGAGGTATGGTTTGAGGTTATACGACCAGCATTAGCAGATAAGGAGGGCTGGGCATTATTTATTTCTACACCTGACGGAACAGCGAGCTGGTTTTATGATTTATGGTGTTATGTAGCCGAAGATCCAACAGAATTATGGCAACGGTGGAGTTATACAACAATTGACGGCGGCAATGTAAGTGCCAAGGAGGTAGAAGCAGCCCGTGCTCAACTTGATTCTCGAACGTTTCGGCAAGAATTTGAAGCAAGCTTCGAGAATTTAACAGGATTAGTTGCAGTTAGCTTTTCGGACGAAAACATTTCAGAAAAAGCCAAAGATATCAAGATTCAACCATTATTACTGGGAGTTGACTTTAATGTTGACCCAATGAGTGGAATTTTAGCAGTAAAAGACGGTGAAACATTATATGTATTTGATGAAATCATGTTGACTGGAGGTGCGACGACATGGGATTTTGCGGATGAGGTTACACGTCGTTATGGTGTGGAGCGAAGGATTATTGCATGTCCCGATCCAACGGGCGGAGCGCGAAAAACACAAGGTGTTGGGGTAACAGACCATGCAATTTTACGTCGAAGTGGATTTACGGTTCAATCACCAAGGGCACCATGGAAGATTCGTGACAAGATTACATCAGTAAATACAGCATTAATGGATGCAGCCGGTCAGCGTCGTACAGTGATCCACCCACGATGTAAGACCTTGATCAAATCATTGAGGACATTGACGTATTCACCGGGAACAGGATTACCAAATAAGAATTTAGGAGTGGACCACGCATTTGATGCTTTTGGATATTTAGTTTTACAACAATTTAATCTGGCAAAACCAGAGACGATGGGTAGCACTTCTTATCGGTTGTATTGAATTGAAGCGCATAAAAACCGTTCCATGTCCTAGGTGTGGGTCAGTAGAAACAAAAGTTGGAGCAACTTATCGATCTCAGGATGATGATGTCGTGAGATTTCGTATTTGCAATAAATGCGGCAAGAACTTCAGGACGATCCAGCCGCCAGAAGACATCTTATCCAATACAGTAGTCGTCAAACATTATCCTCGATATACAGAAAAGCATAAAAGGAAAGAAGTCAAGCTTGAGTATGACCGGCGATTGTCCTAGAATAAAAAAGATCTAAGGTCTTGCTATGGCTTACGGTATGACACCTAAGAAGAAGCCAGCAAAAAAGCGCGGTTTATACGCAAATATCAAGGCAAAACGTGATCGAATCAAAGCGGGCTCTGGCGAAAAGATGCGTAAACCAGGCGCTAAAGGTGCTCCAACAGCGAAAGCGTTTAAGAAAGCTGCAAAAACTGCAAAAAAATCGAGCCGCAAAGCGGCAAGAGGTAAAAAATAGTTAGGACTTAATCCGTAGCTTGTTACTGCTAAGGAGTTAGACTAATAGCTATAGAACCTTCCTATGTCTACCCATGGCTGTTATTAGAGGAGAAGAGGGCGCTGTCCAATTTAGTGCGACTGGTGGCTCCAATGCGACCATCGTTGGCACTCGCAGTTGGACACTCAGCATCTCAAAAGAAACACTTGACACCACCAAGCAAGGTGACACCTTCCGATCCAATGTCGGCAGTATGGTCTCTGGCTCTGGAACGGTAGAACTTGTCTATGACCCAGATGCGACTGGACAAGCAGCTTTTGTCGAAGATGTGATTACGACTGCTGATCCAGCAGATGCAACCTTTGAGTTGTTTACTAAAGGAACAGCAAGTGGTACTGATTCTGTAAGTTTTGCTGGTCTTATTACCAGTATGGACATCGGATCAACTGCTGGTGATCTTGTTGTTGCAACCTGCAACTTCATTACTAGCGGAACAATCACCAGCAACCTTGAATAAAGGTTGATCTGATGGTTGAATATCGCGGCGAACGTTTCGCTGGCTACAACAAACCTAAGCGTACTCCGAGCCACCAGACAAAATCCCATGCCGTTTTGGTAAAGGAAGGTGATAAGGTTCGACTGATCCGATTCGGGCAGCAGGGAGTCAGTGGCTCACCTAAACGTGATGGTGAATCTGTAGCAGCAAAACGTCGTCGTGCATCATTTAAGGCTCGCCATGCAGCCAACATAAAGCGTGGCAAGCTTTCCCCTGCTTACTGGGCCAATCGTGTGAAATGGTGACATGACTTATTCCGTTCCTGGCTCGGTACGCACCCGTCTCGTCAGTTCTTCTTATTTAGGAAGTATTGATAGTCCATTTGTTCGCACCAAAGCGGTGATTGATCAAATGAAGGGCTGGGAGATCATGACAGCCGTGACAAACGGTACTGAATATCTACGAGAAAATAGCGAAACATTTTTACCTCTTGAACCACGTGAAGACTATGATGCCTATCTAGCACGGGTAAATAGATCTGTATTTTCACCCTATACGCAACGTTTAATTCGAGCAGCTGCTGGTTTAATTTTAAGAAAACCAATTAGCGTTGAAGGTGATCTTTATTGGACTGAAGTATTTAACAAAAATGTTGATGGCTGTGGATCGGACATTGATGAGTACGCACGTCGTCAAGCGATTTGCGCTTTAACTTATGGCCATTGCAATACTTTGGTTGATTTTCCCGCACCAACGGACGCAAGGACTTTGGCTGAAGAGCGAGCTTTGAACCGTAGACCATATTGGGTAGAAATTGAGCCAAAAAATATTTATGGATGGAGATTAGATCGAGACTCAAATTATGGCACTTTGACCCAAGTACGAATTGCAGAAAAAGCAGTTATACCTGACGGTGAATTTGGTGAAAAATGTTATGATCAAATTCGTGTAATCGAGCCAGGTCGCTACAGGCTTTATCGTAAAAAGGAAGAAAATAAATCACTAGAAGGCGCTGCTCCATACCCTGATTCATACGACCAAACCAATTCTGGAGGGGAGTTTGAGCTTATAGGACAAGGCGTTTATGACTTAAATGAAATTCCTTTGATAACAGTTTATGCAAACAAAATTGAACCATTATGTAGTCGTCCACCGCTACTTGATATTGCATATTTAAACCTAGCTCACTTTCAGCGTCAAGCTGACCTGATTCATAGTCTACATGTTGCTAGTCAGCCGATGTTAGTTATGGAAGGCTGGGATGATCAGTCAAAAGACATAGCAATCAGCGTTAATTATGCAATGGCAACGCAACCTGGCAATAAAGTTTATTATGTTGAGCCAGCATCTAGTGCTTTTGAGGCTCAATCAGCGGAGGTGCAGGAGCTACAACAGCAAATGAGCAGCCTAGGCATTAGTACCCTTAGTCAACAGAAGCATGTAGCTGAATCAGCTGATGCTCGCCGTTTGGATCGTATCGACACCAATTCAATGTTGGCGATGGTTTCAATGGATTTAGAATCTGGTCTTCAGAAGTCTTATGACTTAGCTGCAAGTTATTTAAACATCGAACCACCTGAAGTCAAGATTAGTCGTGATTTTGATCTTCAACGCTTAATTGGTCAAGACATCACTGCGATGGGTCAGTTGTTCCAAGACAACGTTATAAACCGCGAAGAGTTCCGTGAAATGCTTGTTCAGGGTGAGATTTTACCTAAAGCAGCCGAAGTCAACGATGACGTTAAAATAGAAGAGTAATAGCTTTTTGATCATGGCTGGACTTCGTTTTGAAGAAATCAATCCTCCCAAAAAAGAGGAGTGCCCGTTGCCTCCAGTCAAGAAAGCAACCAAAAAGCCTAAGTCTAGTAAAGTAGACGAGTCTATTAAATCTTAAAGATGGAAGAACAGGTCATCCAGGAAACGCCAGTGGTGTCTCCTGAGCAACCAGTGGTTGCTATCGAAGACACAGCAGCTGTTGATGCTTCTCTTGCCCAGGCTCAATATGAGCAACAGCTTGAATCA